AAAAGGATGAGAGAAGATCATAGAGATATTCTCTCCTGATCTGTGCATACTCTACGGGGATGTTTGCATTTAAATAAGCCATAGTTTAATCTCATTTTATTGTACCCCAATTAGGCCCAGATTCATAGTCTACCTTATTGGGAACTTCTAAATCTACTGCTGATTCCATTATCTCTCTTATCTTATCAGCGTTGTTATCTACAGATATATCAAGCTCATCATGTACTTGTATATGTGGTGTAATACCCTCTTTATGTAGTTCTATCATTGCTTTCTTAGTCATGTCCGCTGCTGAACCTTGTATTAATCTATTCAAAGCTTTGTAAGTAAAAGCTCTTCTAATCCCTGGTCCGTGTTCCGCGAGCGCTGCATCGTGTGCCAAGGGTTTATGAATACCGAACTGATTAGGCTCCCACAAATGAAACCTACACAATCTACCAAGAAGAGTTCTTATTTTACCTCTACCTTGTGCACGTTGCATAACATTGTCCATTAATTGTTTTACGAATGGTACGCGTGAGTGATATTGTTTAAATAAACTCTCGGCTTTTTCTTTACTAACTCCAAGTTCTGCTTGTAGTTTGTTTTTACCCATACCATAGAACAAACCAAGATTTATAGTCTTTGCCTGTTCTCTTGGTATCTCTGCCATCTCAGCTACAATCTGGTGAAAGTCTACATCCGTATCTTGATATGCATCTAATACATCTCCTACTCCATAAAGATTCTGTAACGCTGCATAATGCACAACAAGACGTGGTTCTTGCTGTGAGTAATCAAATACTCCCCATTGACATCCTTCTTCAGGTATAAATAAACTTCTAATCATTGGTCCAAGTTCCTTGTTACGTGCTGGTATCTGCTGTAGGTTTGGATTATTATAACTGAATCTACCAGTTACTGTACCACCTTGATCGGATCTAAGTTGGTTTATCTCTGCATGTATTCGTCCTTTATGTTCATGTTTTAATATGGTATCAATAAATGTAGTATGAGCTTTATTTATTTCACGAGCTCTAGCAATATGTTTAACTATTGGATGAGGATGATTCTTTAAAAAGTTTTTAGTAAATGATGGAGAGTTTGTTTTTTCAGTTCGGTCAAAAGGTAGGCGAAGTTTTTCAAAAACTTTCGCAATCGATCGAGCAGCCCATATTTGGATATCTATTGATGTTTCTTTTTTTACTTTTTGTAGGCATTCTTTTTCTTCTGTTAGTAGTTTCTGTTTTAATCGATTCGCTGCTTCAATATCTACTCGAACGCCTAAAAATCGCATATCAACGAGGCAAGGAAAAAGTTCAGTCTCTAAATCAAAAATAGATTCTATATCTTGATGCTGTATCTCCTGTTTCATTTGTTGCCATAGTTCAAGAGTTATCTCTGCATCTCTTTCAGCATACTCACCTACATACATAGCAGGTAATTTATACATCTCAGACTTAGCATCTACACCCCAAAGAGCTGCTGTTTCGTTCAATACAGCCTCGTTTTTGCCCTTTCCAAGGTAATCCCGACCCATAGAGCCTAAATCGTAACGAAAGCGATTCTCGTCCACGAGAGAGCCAGCAATCATGGTATCTACTATGGTTCCATTAATTTTGAGACCTGCAGCACGTATAAAACATACGTCATACATAGCGTTGTGAAATATCTTTGTAGAGGGGTAGTTTAGAATAGTTCTAAAGTAATCCATAACTTTTTTCTTATCTAGATTACCACCACCTTCGTGAGCTATTGGATAATATCCAGACCATCCTTCAACAGCCAAAGCTATGCCAACTATTTCTGATCTACCTGTGATAGAACCAGATCCCATAGTTTTTAGATCAGGATCTTTTGTTTCTAAGTCTATTGATATCTCATCGTATTTAGATAGATCAGGAAAAGATTCTGGTGGCACCCATTCTGTCTGTGGTTTAAATATTGGTTTTTGTATCATCTTTATCTACCTTTTCTATGTTAGCTAGTTTTTCAATATCTTCATAAGGAACCATTGTTATTTTATCTTGCCTACCATCTCGTTGATAAACTTGATAAATGCCTTTTCCTTTTTCATAACCTTTCTCCTTTAATTTATTTACTACATGATTTAATAACTCTTGTCTATCAACTATCAACCAATACTTGTTTCTTTCAAAAACAATGTAATCAGCTTTACCTTTTACCCAACCAGGTTCACCTCTAACATTTGTTCCTTCAACCCACGCAATATCATCTTGAAAATTATTATCCCATCTGTTTTTCTTCTTCATTCCTTTGACATCAAATCTATAAGTTTTGTTTTTAAATACTCCTTTGACATCCCAATGTTCTTTCATGTTTTCATAGTCATTTGCCCATATTGGATTAATTAAATTTTTTGCAAATTTTTCTTCTGACATCTTTGCTTGTTTTCTGTATTCTTCCCAACTCATGAGTAGTCCCTCTCTAATATCATCTTTAAATAATGTATTGCTTTTTCTATGTCTTGTTGTTTACCTTTTACAGAGTGCCTGCAAATATATTTTATGGCGTTGCCCTCCGCGAATAAAAGTTTATTTTCATTAATAAACTCTGCTGGTTGTATGCGAAAATTTTTATAGTGTTTGCCGCCTACCTGCTCTTCTAATGAAGAATATGTTGTTCCTTTGAACATATCTTTGTCTGTCATATACTGTATCCTTTGTATTCTTGTTTTGGTGATATAATGTGTAGATGTTCCTTGGTTCGTGTTGCACCGACGTAGAACAATCTATTCTCATCATCTGGGTTTTTTTCATATCCCTTCATTGTGTTTTCACTAAGATCAGTTAACAACACAACATTTTGTGATTCACCACCCTTTGCACCATGTATGGTAGACAAAGTTATTCGTGGTGGTTCGTTTAGTTTCTCTCCGTTCTTTCTCATCTTTCTTAGATAGTTTACATCCCTGCTTGGTGCATCATCAAATGCCTCAAACCAAGGACTATCTGTTTTCAAACCATAAGATTGTTTTAGTGTATCCATGTCATAGGAACCATCTTTCAACATACCTTTTAGTTTAGATTTATCTGTATTATCTTTCATGTACCCGTAAACTCTTTCAACTTCTTTGTATGCAAGAAGTTGACCTTTACGCAGATTCTCCCAATCCTGTGCAGCATAATGTAGTTCTTGTTCTTTTGTTTTTTTAAATTTATTTCTGTAGTACAAACCATTTCTGTACAGTGTGTCTTCTAGCTCGTTCAACATGTATTTAGTTCTGGCCATAACTAACCACTCACCTGAAGTCATATCTAATTGTTCAAAGTCATCATACCTAGATAGTGCCCCTTGATGTGTCTTTGGTTTCCAAGACTTATCTATTCTGTTTCTAACTTTGTTTATTACATTCATTGCAACATTGTGCACCATGGCTGGTATTCTATGTGATTGTGTAAGTGGCAGCATTAAACCTTTTTGTGCTATGAAAGAATCTACATCTGCACCTGCCCATCTAAATATTGCTTGGTCATCATCACCTGCAATAAAAGAATCTGTTGTTTTATTCCAAATACTTTTTGCCATGTCCCACTGCATTAGTGATAGATCTTGTGCTTCATCTATAAATACTACATCAAATTTTGGTGACTTATCTGATTTGATAAAGTGTAATATCATGTCGTTAAAATCTATTAGACTGTATTCTTTTTTGTATCGTTCTATTTCGTTAGCAATAATAGTTAGCTTATCTCTTTCAAGATCACTGTTGTGTTCTGCTAAATCAAACTGTTGTTCTGGTGTAATATTTCGTAACTTTGCTAGATTTATTATTCGTAAGTATTCACTATCAGATGTAAAGATACCGTTGTGATCATCCTCAAACCTAGCATAGTTAACAGGAAAACCTAGTTTGTTTCCAAGATCAACATAGTGTCTGCGTTGCATCACATCCTCTTTTTTTACACCAAGTTTTCTAAATGCTAGTGAGTGTAGTGTTCTAAAATATGGTAGGTCGTCCTCTGTAAGATTAAATTTTTTTATAGCTCTGTCTCTTGCTTCGTATGCAGCTTTCTGTGTAAAAGCAAAGTATCCAACTTTATCAGGATCTGTTTGTTTTAAATAT